AAACGGCTATCTTTGCAACTACTTTAGTAACACTTGTTATTATATCAGTTAGCAATTGATAATCAACCCTCTGGCAGATAAGCGAGGGTAAAATGTTAGAAAATGGGTATGGTATTTTGCCGAACAAAGTTTTGTTTGACGATACCTTAAAACCAAACGCAAAATTGGTGTATGTTTTTGTAAGCTCATTATGTGCAGAAAAGGGGTACTGCTGGGCTTCAAATCAATACATAGCCGATCAATTCAAAATAGCCAGTAGTACCGTATCAGCTTTAGTTAGCGAATTGGTAAACGCTGGCTATTTGCATATAGAATTAGACAAAAATGGTGGAAATAGGGTACTGAAATTAGCAGATACCCCACCTGAAAAATCAGTACCCCCCACACGCAATTCCAGTACCCCCCCACCTGAAAATCCAGTACATAATAATACAAGTAATAAAAGTATAAGTAATAATTATAAGTTAAAAGAAACGCCAAAGGCGTTACTCATAGCTCAACGGCTTGCTGTTTGTATAGTTGATAATTATTCATTTATGGCTAAAAAGCTTACACCAAAAGATTATGAACGCTGGGCTCAAGATATTGAGAAACTTCATAGAATAGACGGTTACGATTATGAGTTAATTACAAAAGTTATGGACTGGTCGCAACAAGATCAATTCTGGCGTCAAAATATAAAATCAGGGGCAACACTCCGCAAGCAATTTACCACTTTGCTTATGCAGATTAAAGAAAAACAAACTAACAATTTGAGGGTTATATCGTGAGTATCGTAATGGTTAGCTCAATGGGTGATATGTGGCTTGATGAAAAAGTCGCAAAAGAACTTGCAAAAGCTATGAAAGATAACACAAAATTCGTAACACTTAAAGGCAACATAATAGCGGTTAGCTCAATTCGTGGATTACTTACGCCTGAAGCTTATAAGCTTATGGTCAGCACTAGAAAACAAAATTGGGTATGTCGTTATGGCAATGCTCACGCTCCGAGCGATGTTTGTCAATGCCAGCCGAAACTCCTTGAAGAAACTGACGCTCCGAGATTAGAAGCCAAAACAGAACTTACGCCTGAAGAAAAAAGGCGTGGTAAAGCTATGAGGGCGTGGATCCTACATAATAAACATAATATCCGTAACCTCAATAATGAAGTAGAGCGTGAAGCTTTTATAAAAGAACATATTGAAAAACAATTGAAAAACAATGAAAAAACACTTGACAAACAATAAGCTAGTAATGTATGATTAAAGTGTAAATAAGAAAGGAACAGCAAATGACAGAATTAGAAAAAGCAGCTTTCAAAAATGTTTTTGATAGCACACTAACTATGCGGTATGAAATTCGCACAAGTCACAAAGTTGATTTGGAAAAGGCGGTTTTACCATACCTAGAAGCGATAGGTCACTATAACGAATTCAACCCTGAAGTAGTTATGGCACTCTTAAAAGAGTTTGACGATATGGCTCCGAAAAAGCACTACGAAGAAGATAACCCGAACGAGGGAAGCCGAGTTTGGGATATTTCAATTGGTCGTGAGGGGTCTTGTGTTTTGTATATCCACTGGAACGATTTTGGCTGGAACAATTACGACACCGATCAAATGGACAGAGCTGTAAACGACTTGGTAGCTCGTGTTGCAGAAGAAGTTGGAAAAGCTGATGAATACGATTACAAGCGTGAAGAACTAGGAACTGTAATGAGTGGCAAAATGGGTTACAGTCACGAAGTTAGGATTTGGTGGGATTAGTATGAGCAAAAACATTTCAATTATTCAAGAAACTGAGTTATCAACTGGAACTCAAATATATGTGCAAATCAGTAGCACAAGAGCGTCAATCAGTATTGACGGCAAAGATACTGGAATGACTGTTTGGTTTACGGTTGAAGAACTTGACGACTTACGAAAAATAATAACTAACGCATTGGGGGAATTGGGTGATGTATTGGGACATCAAGAATAACAACTGGAACGCTAAAGATATTGACGCTTACAGGTTTTGGACAAAAGTTTTAGGACTTAGTACAAAGCAAAAAGCTAAAGGGGCAATACACAATGGCTATGCTTATGTGATTGTCTATAACCGTAAGAAACCTAGCCGAACGCTAGTAGTAAAGGCAGCACTATGAAAATGTACGAAGTCGTAAAGTTTACTCAAACTGGTAGGCAAACTGTAATTCGCATAGGACTTACCGAGCGTGAAGCTCAAAAGATTTGCCAAGACCCCGAAACTTCATCTATGACGGCTCGGAAGCCAAAAGGTTGTAACGGTGATGAAGCTATGATCAAGCGGTGGCACGAGAAAAATAAACACTGGTTTTATGGATATAGGAGCTATGATGTCTAAAGAAACTTTGAAAATAATGGTAACAAAAACACTTGAAGCCGTTGAGCAAACCAGAAATGACGATATTGTTTTAACTACTGAGATATGGAAGCGGTATTATCCTGAGTATTTGCGGATAGACGCATTAGGAAATCAGTTTGTATATTTGCGAAGCTTGAACTTATTGCCACGAGAAGATAACGTAAAGCGTATTAGAGCTAAACTCCAAAATGAAGAAAATAAGTTTTTACCAACTGATGAAAAAGTCAGAGAGCAACGCAAAATATCTGAAGAACAATGGCGTGAATATCTAGGGTACAAACCAAAAGCAGAACAACCGAAAGCGATCAATTGGGCTCAAGACGATGAGTAACAGAAGTTATAGAAACAGGTGGTTAAGAAAAAAGAACCTACCAACTGTAATAGCATTTTGTGAAGACGCTGGATTTTCATACAAGTTTATAGCTGGCGATTGGCATATAAGAATTGAAAACGTGCTAGATGTTTACCCTACACGAAAAAGATTTTTTTGGTTGCCGACTAAAGAATGGGGCTGGTATGAAGATTATGATGATTTAGGCAAAATAATTTTAGAAAGGACAGAAAAATAAAAGGGGCTGGCGAACAGCGAGTTCCAGCCCCTACATAGATAATATCTTAAATTAACAAATTCCTGTGTATAAATGAAGCAATAAGCTTGACACAGCAATAAGCAAAACCGTATAATAAAAGAGTAACGAAAGGACAGCGATGAACAGCGAATTAACAACTAACAATAAAGATGATAGCTTACTATCTATCTTGGTAAGTCTTGCCCCAGAGGGCGTAGACGGTAAAGCACTGGTAAAGCTTATAAAAAGCCAGTTGCTATCTAGCAAAAAAGCAGAACCGACAAATGAAGAACTTATGTACTTTATGACGGTCTGCAATCAATCAGGGCTCAACCCTATGCGTAATGAGATTTACGGCATTTATCGTGCTGGTAAGCTCACTATTCAATCGTCAATTGACGGCTTGAGAGCTGTCGCAGAACGGTCTGGTAAATACGCTGGAAGTGATGAGCCGAAGTTTGCCTATGGCGAAAACGGTAGTTTATTGAGTGCAACAGTAACCGTTAAAAAAGTTATTGACGGTATAGTTGTACCGACTACCCGAACTGCGTTGTGGTCAGAGTATTACTCAAACGCCAGCACAAATCCGATAGTAAAGAAAATGCCTACCGTGATGTTGGCAAAATGTGCAGAAGCTCAAGCATTGAGAGCTGCGTTTCCAAACACTGGTCAGATTTACACTGATGAAGAAATGGTGCAAGCTGATGTAGTGACACCTGTCAAAGCCGAGAAAACAGACGTTAAAGCAGAGATTGAAAAAGCTAAACAATTAAGCGAGGGCAAAAAAGATGAAGCTAACAATTGATACAGATACCATAATAAAATTGAAGCAAGACGGTAAAAAGTTTTGCCTTGAAGCTGAGAGTGAAGAAGCGATTGTAGAATTGCTAAAACTCCAACAAACAATAGCAGAAGCGATTGACGAAGTTAAAACTAAAGTTGTTGAAGCTGGGCTGGAAATATCACCTGATTTTACAGGTGTTCGTGGTGACAAAGTAAGAGTTATGTATCGTTACTATGGTTCAGCTTATAAGCTTGATCACACTATGCTTAACAGCATAAATGAAAAGTTTTACACAAAGTCAGTTAGATACGCTCCGAACTCAAAAGAGATTGAAGCTTACGCAAAGACCGAAAAGAAATTGCCTGAGGGCGTTGTGCCAAATGTAGAGCGAGCAAAGCAAGTATCCGTAACGCTTATAGGTGGTGCTCAAGATGAATAACGGAAAACTTAGATTAAGCCATTCAATTATGTGGTTATGGGCAAAAGGTGATTACCAAGACGCTATTGACGCAATACACGGCAAATGGCGTGAACCGAACCAGTATATGATTGACGGCTCACGTTACCACAAAGAGTGGGAAAACGAAATTAAGGAAACAGGCAAAATGCCAGCGATTTTTGGCGGTATGGAATTAAACAATCCGAAACCAGAAATCAAAATTGAGAAGCAGATACTTGACTGGCTCACAGTTGTTGGAGTGCTTGATCTACTGGACTTGCCTGTTGGTTACGACTGGAAAACTGGTAGCGGTACAGCTGCCGACAGTGCTAGGGGCTTTCAGCACAAGGTATACAAAGTGCTAGTACCAGAAATGACACGCTTTGAATACCACGCCTACAATCAATATACGAACACGAAAACCGTTGAGATATGTCATTTAACTCAAAAGACATATGATGACGGCTTGGAGTGGATAATAACAATTGCCTGTGATATTCGGGCAACGCTAGAACAGCAAGGAGTAATGTAATGAGTGTAACAGCAGATTTGCCAAAAGCAGAGATTAAAGACAATCATTTATACATCAGGTACGAAGTATATTATGAGTATTCTGGTCTTACGACAAAAACTAAAATAATACCACTAAAAGACATAAAATATATTGAGGCAAAAGTTGGCAAAAGGGGTGGTATGCACCTGTGGTATTTGTGCGGTTATCACCCAGAATATAGCGAACTTGAGTACAATAAAGATGAAAAGTTTGACCAACATCTTCATACTGGTGACAGAAAAGATACTGATTTACTAGATAAAATCAGAGAAGTTTTGCCGAACGTAAAATACATTGAAGAAGTTGAGGGCGGTGGAGCCCCTTGGTAAAGTAAATTAAGCAAAGAAAGCGAGAATAATATGAGTATGAAACCAGCATTTGACGTAGTAGTAGCTGAGAATTATCAACATAATGGCGAGGAAAAGACACGCTGGCACAATATCGGAACACTGTTTGCCGATAAAGAAACTGGCAAAATGTCGCTCAAGCTTGTGAACCCAGGCAACATACACCTGTATAAAGCTGACGGCTGGTGCAACGTGTTTGTTAAAAAGCCAAAAGAGGGTGCAATTGAGGGTGCTCAAAACGCTGACGCAAGCGGTGAGTTACCTGATGACGAACCGATCAATCTTGACGATATACCCTTTTAGGAGTTGATTATGGATATTCCAAATAAGCACGATAGAATGATAAAAGGCAACGAGAAACAGTTGCGAAAGAGGGCAAATGGACGAAATAAATCAACTAGCAAAAAGCGTGGTGCACAGTTGTTCACGCCTGAGCAAAGGGCTGAGTTTGGTCGTAGGGGCGGTAAGGCAAAAGTGGCAAAGGGCTTATCAAAACTACCGCCAGAAAAAGTTAGCGAAATCACTAGCAAAGGTGGAAAAGCAAGGCAAGAGCAAAGAGCTGATCAAATACAAACTGAAATACGAGGAAGTTAAACCGAAATGGAAACAATCAAAGAAATCCCAGAAGTAATACAACTTTTTTGGATAGCGTTGGGGTGGTATATTCTTATCCCCCCAGCGTTGATTGTTGCTTGCTTGGTGGGAACATATTTACTAGAACGTAAGGCGAAAGTTTATAGGTTGAAGAAATGAAAACTATTTTGATAATTACAGTATTTATTTTTGGCTTTGGTGGTGGCGTGCTGTACACCTTGAACGAACCTGAAGCTAAAGCGTTTGACTATTCTAATTGTCAATATCCTGAACGCTGGAGTAACCCAGAAAATGGCTGTGACAATTCAGACCCAGCCGTGCCAGAGTGTATTAAAGAAATGTACACAAAAGAAGCTGAAGAAGCTTGTATAGACCGATTTGTTAAAGCTAACACCCCTGTTGAGAAAGAGGTTCAAAAACCTGTAACCATACCTGAAAAGACGCAAATTGAACCTAGTGAGTGCGGAAAATGATATTACCTATATTAAAAGTTACTAAAAACGAAATAAGTAAAGCACGAAGCCGATTTATAGTTAAGGTATGGGTAAGCTGGATAATCGCAGTTGTTTTGTTTATCGGATTTGATTTATGGCTTGCACCATTGTTTCAATTATTTTATTTAATACTTGCATTTTTTGCATTCAGATACGATGTAGATATGGTGCTTAATAAAGAACTTGCAGTAATTATAAACATAAAGAAATATGGAATTGACGGTACACGAATTGATCTTGCTCACATTGATGAAAAAGCAGAAAACGAGCCGAACCGTGTTAAAAGACATATGAAAATGGAAGTCGCAAAATTTATGCGTGCTGTCTATAATGAAATACTAGAGGAACCTGAAAAATATGGCTTGGGGCAAAATATCAATAGATAAAGCAGACAAATTATTCAGTATATGGATAAGGTTGCGAGATAAAGAATGTCGCAGATGTCACTCAAAAGTACGGCTAAATGCAAACGGCTTGCCAGTGTCACATCAGAATTCGCATTTTAAGGGTCGCAGAAAAGAGAGCACTAGATTTATGCCTGAGAACTGTGACACGCTTTGTACAGGTTGTCACGCTTACTTTACTGAGAACCCTGCAAAACACGAGGAATGGCAACGCTCCGTAAAAGGTGATAAAGTCGTGGATCAAGTTATTTATTGGTCATCACTTTATAAAAAGCGAGATAGAGAAGCTGAAGCTATTTATTGGCGTCAAAGAATTAAACAAGATTATCCTGAAGTAACAGGTTATTAAACTTTATAAACACTTGAAAAACACTTGACAAACAAGTGAAAAAGGTGTACACTGTATATATGGTTAAAAAAAGAAAGGAAAAACCATATGAAAAAACAAAAAACAAAAATCTTCACAATTTGGCACTACGAAAAGCCAAATCAATATAAATTCATAACACTCAAGAAAGGGTAGGGAAATGAAAAAAGAACTTACAAAATCAGAAGAACGCAAGAAAACAGCAGTAGCAATAATAAAGGTGGGCATATCTTTGACGCTATTAGTGACAGCACTTAATCTAGCTGGTTACTTGGCTCTTAGCGGAGTTGGTAAATTGGTCTGTGCAGTAGTCGCTGGTCTAGTTGGGGTGTACACGCTCATAGTAAATGTGCGATAATGAACACACCAAAAAGGAGTATCAAAGGGGCTGAGATTGACCGACACCGCAACCCCAGCGTTATGAAGTACATTGGAACAATAATCGTAGCGGTAGCACTTATCTTTATGTTAGGGAAACCGCAACCGACAACTGACGCAAATCACGTTGTACATTTACCAAAAGTAACCGAACAAGTTAGTGCTCAAGCACCAGAACCAGCCCCAGAACAGCCGAAAGAAGCTGAGCCGACAGTTACACCACCTATTGAAGAAAAACCGCCAGAACAAGCCCCTGTGGCTTCAACTGACTGTGAAGCAGCTGTAAAACGACAATGGCCAGCACATTTATGGAGCGGAGCGTTGATCGTGGTACGAGAAGAAAGCTCATTTAGACACGATGCGGTAGGTAAACTGAACCCTGACGGCTTCAGCCGAGATTATGGTTGTTTTCAAATCAATGACCATTATCATAAAAACTTCTTTGCTAACAACGACTGGAAAGACGCAGACGCAAACGCAGCTTACGCTTACACCTTGTATAAAGAGAGGGGTAACTGGACAGCTTGGTACGCAGTTCAGGGCATTCTTTGGTAATTTAGAGATACTTGGTTTATAATTGCTGTTAGATAGGACAGCAATATATGAACAGCGATTTTAAGTTACGAGAGTACATAGCAAAGGTAAAGTGGAAAAAAACTAACCACTCTATGCCTCACGAGTACACCTGCTCAGACTGGAAACCTCAATACCGAGAGGAGTTTGAGCAATTTGTTGGCTTGATAAGGCGAGATGGGTACACCAAAGTTTACGGTGGCAGACCGTACATTTGTTATGACATTGACGGCTATTATTACTGGACTATGGGCGATCCTATGCGTGAAACAATAATTATAAATAGGGCGGTAATAAGATGAATGAAGCGATACACAAAGATATAAATGATTGGGTAAAATTTCCAGAATATGACTTATTATGGTGCGACCCACCTTGGGGCGAGAAAATGGCAAAATATTTTCATACCATACAAAAAAAACAGACAGGGGTTGAAAAAACAACCTCAATAATAATTACTTTGACCTCTTTGGCGAAGTTAGCAAATAAAAATAAACCAGTATTCATAGAGTATTCAACCGAAGAAAAAGATATAGTTATAAAAATTATGCAACAATACGGGCATAAATATTTTCATACTACAAATGCATTCCAATCAAACAAGAAACCATATGTTGTATTAGCCTTTAATACAAATTATATACTAGAGGACGGCTTTATCGGTGGCGATAGTATTACGAGAGCGATTAGAGACATTAAGCCAAATATAGTTTTTGACCCATTTGCTGGAATAGGTTATACGGCAAGATTTGTTCTTAAAGCAGGTTCTAGCTATGTTGGGGCGGAAATGAACTACGCAAGATATTTAAGGTTGAAAGAGGTATTAAATGCTTGAACCTACATACAGCAGAATTGCAAGGAATTATGACGATATGTATTCTGAGCCATCGGATTTAGAAGAGGATAAAGAACTGTTTGGTTTATTGCGAGAGCACCTAACAGGGAAAGTACTGGACATTGGGGCTGGTACTGGACTACTCCTAGACAACATAGACATACCGATTGAAGATTATTTTGGTATTGATCAGAGTGCTGAAATGCTTGTAGTGCTGGACAAAAAACACCCAGAACGCAAAATAATGGCAACAGATTTTGAGGGATTTGTTGGATTGATGGGCGATTTTGATACCGTAGTTGCACTTTACGGTGTAGCTTCATATATCAGGCAAGATTACCTAGAAAAAGTAAAGGAAACATTGAGCGAAAATGGCAAGTTTTTCTTGATGTTCTATAAGCCGAACTACTACCCAAGATTTTATGGCGATGAAGAAAAAGCCGAGCTGGACGCTAACCGTAATTATGCTCATATTCACAGAACATTTGACCACGTTTACGACTGGTCGCATTATGTAATAGCGACTAACTTTGTAATTGAGGAGTGGGAAGCGAGCAAATTCAAATGAGAGTTTATAGCCCAACAAACGTATATGACAAAGCACTAGACAGAATACGCTGGTTGTTTGATGAATTTCCAAACGTGGTTGTTGGATTTTCAGGCGGTAAAGACAGCGTTGTTGTGCTCAATTTAGCTTTACAGGTGGCAAAAGAAAAGAACCGATTGCCATTAAAAGTGATGTTTATTGACCAAGAGCTTGAGTGGGAAAGCACAATTGACCTTGTTAAAAAGGTTATGTACCGAGAAGATGTAGAACCTATGTGGCTTCAAATACCGTTTAAGCTATTCAATGCCACAAGCGGTGAAGAACAATGGCTCAATGTTTGGGGCGAGGGCGAAGAATGGGCAAGAGAAAAAGACCCGATTAGTATAAAAGAAAATGTTTATGACAATGACCGATTTGCTGAAATGTTTACGTCTGTCATCAACTATCACTTCAAAGGTGAAAAAGCTTGTTTGCTAGGCGGTGTACGTTGCGAGGAAAGCCCCTCACGAACGCTAGGATTGACAAATCACGCAACTTATAAATGGATTACTTGGGGTAAAGTGCTTGATAAAAAAGATGACCACTATACGTTTTACCCGATTTACGATTGGTCATATATGGACATTTGGAAGTCAATACACGATCAAGGCTGGGAATACTCAAAACTGTACGATATGATGTATCAATACGGTGTACCAGTACCGAAAATGCGAGTGTCAAATTACCACCACGAAACCGCAGTACACGCATTATTTTTCTTACAAGAGTTTGAACCCGAAACCTATAACAAAGCAACCAAGCGAATTAGCGGTATTGACACAGCTGGGAAGCTAGGCAAAGAAGATTATTTTGTCAGAGATTTACCATTTATGTTCAAAGATTGGATTGAGTACCGAGATTACTTATTGGAAAACTTGATAACTAACCCTGAAACACGCAAGATATTTATAGACGGCTTCAAGCGGTATGATGAGAATTTTGTACCTTGGCTAAAAGACCCTGATTTTCTATACAAAGCCGAGATACAGACAATACTCACAAATGATTACTTTTTTACCAAAATGCGTAACTGGGAAAAGAGAGCCACAGCGATTAAAGCAAGTAAAGATAGGAGAGGTGTAAAATGGTGAAAAACTACCCACATCAAATAAACGATAAAATATGGGAAGACCAGCCCATTGACAATGTTATTCGTGTACCAGTTGATAAGGTACAGGCGAACGACTATAACCCTAACAGCGTTGCAAAACGTGAAATGGACTTATTGTATAACTCTATTTTTCACGATGGCTACACGCAGCCAGTCGTTACGATATACGACCCTGAAATTGATAAGTATGTCATTGTTGACGGATTTCACCGTTACCAGACAATGCGAACTCACGAAGATATTATAAAAAAGAACGGTAACACGTTGCCTATTGTCGTAATTGACGCTTCAACCAAAGACCGTATGGCTTCAACCGTAAGGCACAACCGAGCTAGGGGCAAACACTCAATTGCTGGTATGGGATCAATTGTATTCAATATGCTACAAGAGGGAGCGACTGATGAAGAAATTTGCCAGAAGCTAGGACTTGAGGCAGAAGAATTGCTAAGATTGAAACATATTACTGGTTTTAGCAAGCTGTTCAAAGATGTAAAATATAGTAAGAGCTGGGAAACTGACAAAATGATTAAGATTAAAAAAGACTATATGGAGCACGCAGATGAGCAAAGCAATTAACCGAGAATATAAAACCGTCAAGCTTGATGAAATTAAACCATATTGGCGTAACCCTAGAATAATTGACGAAGCCGTAGAAAAGGTAAAGCAGTCAATCGCAGAGTATGGCTACATCAACCCGATTATCGTTGATAAGAAAATGGTAATCATAGCTGGTCATACCCGATATAAAGCTCTCAAAGAGCTAGGTTACGAAGATGTGGAAGTGATGATTGTAGATATGACAGGGCGTGAAGCCAAAGAGTATCGCATTATTGATAATAAGTCTGGCGAATTTGCTCAATGGTCAGACGCTTTGATACCTGAGTTAAAAGAATTTCGTAACCCAGAGTTGGTTGCAGACTTTTTCCCAGACTTGGTAGTGGACTTTCCCGAACTGACGATACCACGAGCCGAAATAACGCAGGACGATATTAACAAAACGCAGGGTAAATTAGAGGGTCATTTTGAGCAAAAGAACCAAGACCGTATGAGCCAGACGTTGAAATTAGTTTGCCCTCATTGTTCAGAGCCATATTATTTGAGTAGGCACGATGTATTAAATAACCCAAGTATGGAAGCAGACGATGAATGATAAAACATTTGAAACAAGAAACGAGTTTATGGCATACCTCAAGACTAAGGATTATGCCAAAGGTGGCAGACCGCTTTTTGACGGCAAAAATGTTGATGTAGTTCTCCAGAAACTAGAAGAAGCTTTTGCCTATGATACGACAGACGAAGAAGCGTGTTCTTACACTGGTATAAGCACAACTGCGTTTTATGAATTTCAGAAAATGAACCCTTGGTTTCTGGAGCGAAAACGCCAGCTCAAGAATATGCCTGTGCTACAAGCCAGACAGTCAGTTGTAACGGCATTAGCAAAAGACCCTGATTTAGCATTGAAGTATCTTGAACGTAAGAAACGCAAAGAGTTTGCGACCCGAACCGAAAAAGAAGTTAAAGAAGTATCAGAGTTTGACGATATGTCAGATGAAGATTTGGACAAGATAATCAATGCAACAAGCACAAAGACGAACTGATGAAGAATTACGAGCTAGGATTGAAAAAGCTAGACGCTTGAGTAAAGGTGCTGGCGGTTTTTTGTGGTTTGTTAATAACGTATTCGCAGCTTCATTTGAAAAGTTTGTTGGTGGTGATTATATTGACGATGTTTGCGAACGTATGGAAGCCAACGACTGGACAATGGACGTTACGGCTCGTGACCATTTCAAGTCAACCCGATTATATGCAGAAGTGATGTACGACATCTTCACAATGGAGCGTAATATTGAAGCTCACTATTTCTCATATATCTCAACTATGAGCCGTTACCACCAAGAGAAGATTAAAATGCTGATAAAAGTAAACCCATTTTATGTTGGCATTGTAGATTTGAACCCTATGAGCAACAGCATTATTGATTATTCGTACGGTAAAGTTAGATATAAATGTACCCCTGAGGGCTTGCTATCATTCAAACGTGGTATTCACGCAGATAGGATTTACGTTGATGACCCTCTCAAAGACCCAGAGAACAAGCTTGCACCATTGGTAATTCACAAGATTAACAAAGCGATCAAGACGGAACTTTACCCTATGGTAAACAAAGGTGGTAAATGTAGGATTGTGGGAACTCCACAGACAAACGATGACTTTTTCTTTGATGAGGAATTAGGCAAGAAGTTCAAGATTACAATACTAGACGCTATGCAGGACGAGCCAAACAGAATAAGTCTATGGCCAGAGTGGAAGTCGTTTGACGAGCTAGAGGAAATTAGGAACACGATTGGCGAGCGTACATTCAACCAAGAGTACCGAGCTACCCCAGCGTATAGCGAGGACAGCTTTATATCTCGTAAAGTCTTAATGCCACTTATCAACCCAGACTTGCCTATTCTTAAAGAGTACACAGGGCGTAATGACGTTGTGGCTGGTTACGATATTGGTAAACACGCTCACCCTGCACACTTCACAGCTTTTGAGCGATTGATTAACGGTAAAGAGATACGATACCGCCAGCTGGTCAGTAAGTGGCTTGACAATTGGGATTACCTTGACCAGATAGAGTTTTTAGCAGAAGCAATTAAGATGTATAAAATTAGCATATTGCGTTATGATAATACTAGGGGCGAATTTGAGGGATTTGTGGAACAACGCAAAGTACCACCTCAAATGAAGCCAGTCAGTTTCACAATGAAAACCAAGAACGCTATGGCGGTAAACCTAGATAGTATTACCACATCAGGCAGAGTGGAGTTTGTAAATGATAAACGGCAGACGGATCAAATACTCTCAGTTACATCTGATTTACAAGCTTTTGAAACGCCTGAGGGACACGGTGATAGCTTTTGGTCAAACTGTTTGGCACTTTATGATAACGAAAAACAACCAAATATACGCTGGTTGTAGTAAAATGAGGTTAATATGGGCAGAATACAGAACGCAATAAAAGCACTCACAGAAACAAGAACAAAGTCAGTTGGCGGATTTCTAGGCAGCTCACTAAACTTTAGCACACGACTAGGAAACCAAAAGCAACAGATACAAGCTTATAAAGATTGGGTTTACGCAGCTTCAAGGGCTATTGCCGAAGATGTTGCTACAATAGATTTTGAATTATATGTCAATAGAACTGGCACGAAGTCAAGCATTGTCGCTCACAAGATACACAATGAAAAGATTGTTAAGCAATTACGAAGCAAGATTGTCAAGACCGTAAAAGGACACAACAAGCCAGCACTTGAGGAAATAGAAAACCACATACTGCTAGATTTGCTTTACTGTCCTAACCCATTTATGACAAAAGATGAGTTTATGGAAATGACCGTCTTGCATATGGAATTAGCTGGTGAAGCTTTTTGGTATGTAATTAGGAACGGTGCTGGTGTACCGATTGAGCTATGGCCATTGATGCCGTATTTGGTGCAGATTAAGAAATCGTCAAAGACATTCATTGAGGGGTACGCTTACATAACTCCAGGCGGTTCAACCTTAATCATTGAGCCAAATGATATTATTCACTTCAAGTATGTTGACCCTGATAACCTTTATCGTGGTATGTCAGTTGTCCGAGCAGCTGCACGAGCCATTGACACAGATAGCCACGCAGCCGATTGGAACAGAAACTTTTTCTACAATTCAGCAGTCCCAGATATTGCCCTAGAAGCAGACGGTACATTGACTGAGGAAACATTTAACCGATTGAAAGCAGAATGGGACGGTAAATACGCTGGTACTGATAACTCCCACAAAACCGCCATTTTGGAAGAGGGCTTGAAAGTAAACGTCCCGTCATTGGCTCAAAGAGATATGGAGTTCTTAGACGGTAGGAAGTTTAACCGTGATCAGATACTTGCACTATTCAGAGTATCTGGGCATATTCTAGG